GTGATCCAGCATATTCTGGCGCACGTTCGAGTATTCGTTCCCTTACGATCTCGGGCCTGTATGGGCGGGTGCCGGGCTGATTGGATCCTGTGTTATTAGATTGCTTCTTTGTAGAAATATTTGGCTTTTCTTCAATAACGTCCGGCATTTCTTCAAAGGGCGTAGCATCATAACCAGCCAACTTCATAATCCAACTAAAACCAAGACGCCAGGCTTTGCCACTTGCCCGAGTAATCGCCATTGAACGGCGGGCAAATTCTGGTCTATCTGCCCAAGTTGGTTTACCATACTGATCCACTTCATCCATGCCACAGATTGCAGATCCATAGCCAACCCGCATTCCATCACTTACTCGGATAAGTTCCACAGCAGCCTCATAGCCGCCATCTTCTAAGCGAACTATGCTTTTTGGAACCTCTCGCGGGAGAATTCCCATCATAGCCCCCATAGTATTCCATCCCTCGACATGTACATGCTTGTTTTTGCCAATTTGAGTGAAAAGTTTTCGATCAGTGATAATCTTTGCTAACGATGTTGCTATTCTTGTTCCCTCCGCGACAACATCATTGGGCGCAACAGCCAACATGCCAAGCTGCACCTGTGGGGCTTTCTCGATAGCATATTGTTCTTTTTCTTCCATTGGTATCTCCTCAGAATTCAATCCATTCATCAAATGGCGGGATATAGTCATCTTCCGTTGGTTCTGGCAATTCAAATGGAACATGCTTATATTCCCGTGGAACTCTTGTTTTCTGGTAATAGCGGATATTGCCGTGTCTGTCATACACCGGCACATCTTCCCATTCCCAGCTGGTAACTTCCAGTTCATCCATCATGATCGGTTCTCGTCCAAAAAATGCTCGGGGCATGGCTCGCTATAAATTATCCTTTCTGGCCTAACATATTTTTCCAGCAATTCGATAGCCTTTTGCATCTTGTCCTGTGGATAGTAGTCATCGTTATTCAGACCGGCTTCCTCAAACAACAGATCAGCTTCTTCATATCCGATTTCGTCAATGAGCAATTTGAAGATATAGGTAACTTCACGCTCGGCTATCCAGAGATCTTCATTTCCTAGATGTTCAGTCATTTCACTTATTTCCTTTCGGATGAAGTAGAAAGCGTTAATCGAGCTTCTATGATTGCATTCTGCCAGCGGGGGTATCCGTTATCCTTTGCGATCTGCCAGGCGGTAGCTTTTAACAGCGGGGCCTCATGCACCACCTGTCTGAGTCTGGCGATGAGTAATCTCCTGCGTAATTCCCGAGTTTTGCGTTTCATGATCTTATGCTCCATTATTACTACTTGACTGAATTATAGCACTTTGCAGGACGATTGTCAATACCCTATTGACAGCCGAGTGTAAATGTGCTAGTATTAGGACAAATACAGAACAGGAGGGAAAATGGCAATTATGGCCGGGATGCGAGTTAAATTGCGCGTCCCCGATCTGCTAAAGGAAAGAGAGTGGGGGCCGATGGATCTTGTTCGTCGCCCTGAATTTTCCTTTGCTCCTGCAACAGCCTATCGATTGGCAAGAGGGGAAGTTGAAGCCATCAGCATGGATACACTGGAAAGATTGGCCGATGGTTTTAACGTTCCAGTTGCGGAGTTATTCGTTGAGGAAGAAATAAACGTGTAAGCAACAGGGGACAAAGAATCCCCCGCCCACCACCGGCAAAGATGAAGGCGAGGGATACCCGGGCCACTGAGACATGCCAATAGCCCTTTCCCCATTCAGGGGATGCACCACAGTCTCGAGGACTGGAGATGCCTTATTTAGTTCAGAAAATCCACAAATACAATACGTATAGAATCAGTCTTTTTATCCTCTCGGGATTGGATATTGTTTGAATTATTCCGAGAGGTTTCGCACCTTAACAACTGAATATCAGGAGCCGATGGCGGGAGTCGAACCCGCGACCTGGCGCTTACGAAGCGTCTGCTCTGCCACTGAGCTACACCGGCGCAGTCTTGTATAACACCAGTGTAGCAAAAAATGGGGAGCGTTAACCTGACGCTGGCGAACTATTCTGTTAGTCCCATAGCGTGATTGACGGGCGAAAATGGCTCAAAATCAGCAGCGGTTAACGCCTGGCTGTAGCGTTCGACCATGTTCAGCGAGGCCCAACGACCGGCGATTTGAACCAATCTCGAAGGCGCGCCATTACGCAGGGCCATCGTTGCGAATGTTCTGCGCATATCATGGGGTGAGATCAGACCAATCCCAGCATGATGTCCCATGTAGCGGAAGATGGTTCGTAAGCCGTGGCGATTATGAGGATAGCCGACGTTCTGACCACCCAATGCAACGAATACCGTTCGAACATGAGGCTTGGCGATTTTGTGACGAATGGGCATCCAGGTTGCCAGGGCATTAGCGGTGTAGGAGCCAAACACGCCTTTTCCCCAATGAGAGCCCTTCATCTCGACATACAGGTATTTACTCTCCAGGTCGAGATGGTCCTTTCTCAAGCGACAGACTTCAATCGCTCGTAAGCCGGTATCCAGCATCAGGGTAACCAGTGCCAGATTGCGGATACCACGTTTCTTAGATGTGTCAAAGGAACTTAGAAGTTTTTCGACCTGCGTGGCCGTGAGGGTACGCTGAGGTTTGACAACCCGTCTTGGAGCAATAAGCCCCTCCGCTTGGGATCCACCGCGACCAAAGTGATACCTGAAGAACGCTTTGATCGAGCACACGGCCAGGTACTTGCTGGCAGTCCCCCAGGTTGTATGAGATTGGAGCCATTGCAGCAAGTCGATTTCTTTGATGTCCTCCAGTTCAATTTCTTGAACCGTCATCCATCCCGCTAACCGCTCCAAATAGAACTTGTATTGTCTGATGGTCCTCGGGGACCATCCAACGGCTTTATTTTTCAGGAATTTGTCGATAGCTATTTCCATTTTCTTTCCTCCTCGAGAAGGTGGGGGCTGGTCTGGCAGGAGGCTAGCTCCCACCAAATCTATCGTCTCATAGTTTTCCGTTCCTGTCAGAACTTTTTGGCCCAGAGGGGGACAAAATGAAAGAGAAAGAAGAATTTTTGATGAGATTATTGTTGGCTTTGATTATGGTGGCTTTGATTCTGCTGCTATTCAAAAGCCTGGGAGCGTGGTGATGAACGCGGAAGTCATTCTCATTTCACTTGCATTGATTGCAACGGGGATTGTTTCCATTATGGCAGATCGGTTCTTCAAGGAACACAATCAAATATTGAAGCGCTTGGATGACATCGAAGAACAGCTAGGGAGGAAATGTCATACATATCCGACCGCCAATGGTCTTGAGGATGCAATGGCAGTTGCAATTGACCTTCTGATTAGACATGAGGCAGAGGATGCATATCGGGCTGCTCGCATGGAGCGCTTGAGGGCTATTCTTGGAGAAATTCGTGAAGGTCCTCATGCCTATAAGGATAAACCAAACGATAGAGAAAACCCATAAACACAGGATGAATAAATATTTACGAAGTAAGGAGGGGTGACATGGTTACACAAACTTCAAGAGGAGCCTATAGAGGTCATGTGATCAGCGGCAAGGCAAGGACCCAGCGAGGACAAATTTACCAGCTAATTCTGAAATCTGCTGTGCCTTTAAACCGTCGCCAGATCTCAAGCCTATTGCAGATCCCGATCAATGCCGTGTGTGGCCGTGTCAATTCTCTTATCAAGTCCGATGCGATCAAGGTCGCTTTTGTCAGCAAGGATCCGGTGACAGACAAGCGGGTTGAATACCTGCAAGCGGTCTGGCCGCAAAAACAGAGGAGGATGTTTTGATGAAAGTCAAGCTATCAGAAATACACGCAAGCACCAGAGTTCGTAAATCGTTGGACACCGAGAAACTAGATGAACTGGCAGAATCCTTTGGCGAGATTGGACAACTGGTTCCCGTCATGCTGCGTCCGAATGATGATGGCTATCAGGTAGTCTTTGGTCATCGCCGTGTTGATGCAGCACGACAGAACGGAGAGGAGGAGATAGAAGCCATCGTTCGGGAGCTGGATGATACTCAGACTTTGATTGCGGCACTGGCAGAGAACGTGGTGCGAGAGGATATGAATCACCTTGATGTGGCAAGAGCAATCGAGAAACTCAAGAGTGAAACCGGATGGAGCAATGAGGATATAGCCAAAAAGTTTGGGTGGAGCGAAAGAACAGTCAGAATGTACTTGGATATGCTCAAATATAAACCGGAAGCAGTTTCCGGTTTGGGCACAATGCACGTTTACGAGGCTAAAGCAGGTACAGGAAATGATCCAAAATTGACAGAGCAAGTATTAGAAAAAGCTTCAGAGGAGGGCCTTTCTAGAAATCAAACCCGCCACGTTGCCGAAGAGGTACGCAGAGCCGCAGAGTTTGACGGCGAGAAGGGCGTCAAGGCCACACTAAAGAAGCCCTACACCGAAATGGGTAGAGACTGGCTGAAGAAGCATGATAAGCCGATTGTTGATAGGGTTGAGGGGAAAATTGCCTTTGAATGGTTGAAGCAGCCCGAAGTCCAGGAAATTGAATTTAGCCTAAAGCTAATTAGCAAAGTCGTTTCTTTGATGGCAAGAAAAGAAGATGACCGCGGTACTGCGCGACATATCTTGAAGCAATGGCGGGGCATGGTTGCGAATATTTTGAATCAGATTGATGAAGTGCTTGGACAGATGTAGTGATTGAACGATGGTGGTTCACCCATCCATACAATGGGAAGAAAATCGTTATTGATAAACCTCAAAATCATGAATGGTTTCATGGGTGGATTACTGAGAGAAAAAAGAGAATACCGTGCATATTATGGGATAGTAAGTTGGTATTCGGTGTCAAACAGAGAATAACTCAAAGGGCTACTACCAAGTGCTCTACTGGATGTCGAAGAGCGAAACCGTGGACGAACTGTACTTGTTCATGTGGCGGTAAAAATCATGGAATTGATTATGTGTTTGCGGAAAAGGAGATAGAAAATGCCTGAATTTCTGGCAATTCTAGCGGCAATTGCGTTTATCGCCAGCGTTTGCTGCAACGATGCAGCTGCAATTATCGGTATGCTGATTGCCAGTTTCCTGATGTTAGCGGCTACGTTTATTCAAGTTTATGAGAATCAGAGGAGTTAGATGGCGAGTAAATACTGGATCAAACTTTATCACGAAATGCTTGATGATCCGAAGGTTGGCAGGATGAGCGATCGTTTATGCTGGCGCATGATCCAGTGTTTTTTGCTTGCCGGTGAAATCGATCGAGATGGATTATTGCAGGCCACGCAGGATATGGCCTGGCGTTTTCGTATGGACAAGGAAGAGCTTGAAACAGACTTAATAGAGCTTCAGCAACATGGAATTCTTGAATTCAGAGATGGCATCTGGTTCGTTCTTAAATTCGCAGATAGACAAGCGCCTGTTGAAAGTACCGAAAGATGGCGCAGGTGGAGAGATCGACAACGAAAAAAAGAATATTACGGTGAAACAACGAAAGAACAACGAGAATCAAACGTAACTCAAACGAATCGTTTGACAGATAAGATAAGAATAGATAAGAAGAGAGAAGATACAGATCTTAAGCCCCCGCCCGACAAACCGATTCCAAAAGAACCCAAATCTGTTCGTGTTTTTCGTGAAGTGATGGGGTTTTGGCCTCCGAAAGAAGCCAGGCCCATGATGGATGAACATATTGGTGATGAGCCCGAGAAGGTGAAACGCTGGCAGCAGCTATTAGTAGATTGGAAATTAGCAGGCTATCGCAAGGGAAACATAGCAGGCATGTTGGATGCCTTCAAATCCGGAGGCTTGCGACAGGGATTTGAAATGCAGAATGATGACGTATCAGGCTCGAAGGCATGGTACAAGGAGCAGTTCGGTGAACTCCCAAGAACAAGAAGTTACTGAAACATTCGTTGCCCCCTATTTGCCGCAGGAGGCAAAGGACAAGATTCGAGTATGGGAAATGAACGGCAAGATTGCGGTTCAGAGAATTGTCCCAAATAGCTCATCTGCGAAATGTAAGAATTGTCAGGATCATGGCGTTGTCTATGTTTCTTTTCTCGGTAAGGGGCCAACGAAAGCGCCACTGACAACCAAGAAGCCATCAACTTATCTTGAAGGGAATGGGCGGGTAGGTGAGGGCTGGTATATTGTTGATACAACGGTTGGTTATATCTGCCCTCACTGTGATGGAAACCCCGAAGCCCTACCACCAGCTGAAGAATTCAAGCCCGAAGCTGTAGAAGAACTCAGAGAACTGGCCCAAGATAAGGCCGTGAGCTGGCAGGATTGGTGATGACTTGGCATCCTGACATACCCGAAGAATACCGAAACCAGATCGTGACAGGTGATGCGCGAGAACTTACGAAGCGGATACCGGATGAAAGTATTGATTTAATTATTGCTGACCCACCATATTTTAGAATTGCAAATGAAGAATGGGATAATCAATGGGAAACTATAGAAGATTGGGCTGATTGGTGTTTATCTTGGGGAAAGGAATCTAATCGTATTTTAGCGTCAAATGGCTCTGCATATATTTATGGCGACAACCATAATCTGGCATATTTACAGGTACGATTTGATAAGTTAGATTGGTCATTATTGAATTTGATAATTTGGAGCAAAACGAACTATACAATGCTTAAAGCATCTCCAGACGTATTGAGGACATATCAAGTTCAAGCCGAAGAACATATCTTGTTTTATGGAAAAGATAAATTACCCGGTTTTGGAACGACGGCTTCCCAACAATCAGCTATTCCAATGGGCGAATATCTAAGACTAGAGCGACTCCGGGCTAATGTTTCTATGAAAGAAATACAAGAATTATTTCCATCTAAAACAGGTGGTCTAACAGGATGTGTTTCAAATTGGGAATTAGGATTGAACTTCCCGCTTCGCTACCAATATGAAACCATCAGAAATTATTTGAACAACAAAAATAGAAATGAATATCTTCGCAAGGAATATGAAGAACTTCGCAAGGAATATGAAGAACTTCGCAGGGAATATGAAGAACTTCGCAGGCCTTTTTATGGAGGAAAATTAACAGATGTTTGGACAGGTCCATTGATTTCGGCATCACATAAAACACATATTGCCGAAAAACCAGCATGGATAAATAAAAGAATGATATTAGCTTCCAGTAAACCTAATGATATTGTTCTTGACTTATTTTGTGGAAGCGGTTCATTACTTGAATGGTGTAAGAAATACAGACGTAATTACATCGCCTTCGAGATTGACCCCGATACCGCCGAACTTGCGCGTGAGAGGGTACGCAACACTCAACCACCATTATTCGTATTAGAGCCTGAACAGATAGAAATGGGAATTGGTAATGCCAGTTAAGTATTCCGGCGTTCTTTTTCTTGAGGGATATAACACTGACCCGATGGTCCTGGTAGGTGAGGCGAAATTCAAACCGAAGAAAGCCGGACCTAATGGAGCTGGTAGTTTATTAGCTGATCATACCTGTGAGCAATGTCGCTATAACGCGAAGTGTAAAGAACGTGAAAAGTTGGGCCTGTGGATGATGTGCGAAATACCGGATGAGTATGACCTGGAGATTGCGAAAAGATTGTATGAGCAGGCGGCGTAAAGGCAAACCAGACAAGAATCAGGCGCAGATTATTCAATATCTCAAGGATATTGGAGCATCGGTGCTGGTGACATCTGGCCTGGGCGACGGGGCTCCGGATATTGCAGTAGGTTTCAGAGGCAGAAATTATTTATTCGAGATCAAGAATCCTGAGAATAAATACTATGGCGTGAGCAAAAAACAGGCCCGCTGGCATGATGAATGGAATGGTCATGTTAGCGTGGTCTGGAACCTGGAAGAAATACTGGAAGAGATGGGAGCGTATAAAGGCAGGTGATGTGTAGTGAAGAATTGGGATAGTTCTGGTGGACAAAACCCATATTACGTGCAACCGGCGGGGGCTGCGCATCCGCTATAGCGTCTGGCAGGAGTCGTTTACGTCTTGATGCAGTCGCAATCACGCAGATTTTTGTGAAGTGGGGCCAGTGAAATACAAAGAAAGGAGATCCCGGGAATAGTGTGAAGGTGCTGAATATCGTCACGAAATCATCATCACTGGCCCCGATTATACAAGGAGTTTGACATGACGGAAGATTTATCGGAAGTGCGCAAGAAGATTCGTGGGATTTTTATCGGGATGGCAGTTTCGTTTGTCATGTGGGTATGCATCCTGAGTTTATTTTTCAAGATGTTAAGATGATGAGGTCTGATGTCTGAGTTGAGATTATCTTATAATTCAAATCCTCCAACGCTTGCTAACCTGCTATCCCGAGAAGAGCAGCAGGTATTAGCTTTGAAGTTGGCGCAGGTTATGAATTCGGGGCATGGAGAAGTGAAGGTTAAAATACGAAACAACAGGATCATGTTTATTGATGTCACAATGGGAGTAAAATTGAAGGGCTCTTCTTGACATAGTTTGATTTTCAATATATTTTTATCATATACTACATTCATCTGACGGAGGGATTGATCCCGGGATGAGCGAAGATGCTCATTTCGGGATTTTTGTGTTATGGCAAAGAGAAATTTAACAGCCAAGCAAAGGTTATTTGTAGCACACTATCTGGACACGTTGAATGCAAAAGAAGCTGCAAAGAGAGCAGGCTATAAGGGGAACGATGCAACATTGCGCAGCGTTGGATCTGAAAACCTTACAAAGCCTAACATACTCGAGCCGATAGAAGAGGGCTTGAAGAAGTTAGCCATGCCTCAGGATGAGATCTTGGCGAGAGCAACGGGCGTGGCAAGAGGCGAGCTGCCAGCAAGACAATTGAGGGGCTGGAATAAAAGCGATCATTATTTTGAGCAATTAAAGGGACTGGAATTTCTGGCAAAGGTCTATGGCATGCTGAGAGAGCGGTTAGAACTGGAGGGCGAGATCATAGTCAAGGGCTATTCGCAGGTAAGCCCCGATGATTGGGATGAAGATGTTGAAAACAAGAAATAAGCCTGTTTCCATCTTCGAGCCATTGCCTAAACAGGTCGAGCCCTGGCGAGATCTTTCGCCGATTCTTTTGCTTACAGGTTCAGCAGGTGGGGGCAAATCGCGATTGGCAGCCGAGAAGGTGCATGGCTTTTGTCTGAAGTATCCCGGTGCAATGGCTTTGATGTTGCGCAGGACCCGAGAAAGCATGACGAATTCAACGGTGCTTTTCTTCGAGCGAACCATTGCCAATAGTCAGCCGATGGTGAGACATTTTCCATCCAAGAAACGATTTGAGTACATGAATGGCTCCATCCTGGCCTATGGTGGAATGGCGAACGAAGAGCAGCGCGAACAGATCAGATCGATTGGGGCAGAGGGCAAGGTTGACATTTGCTGGATGGAAGAGGCAATCAAATTCAAAGAGGATGACTACCAGGAAATCTTGGGGCGTATGCGTGGCACAGCTGCCCCCTGGATGCAGGTTATTCTTTCAACTAATCCAGGCGGCCCCATGCACTGGATCAACCAGCGTCTTATTCTTGGGGGGGAAGCGACAGTCTATTATTCCGGAGCTCTTGATAATCCCCACAATCCCCCTGAATATATCGAGAACCTAAAGCGCATGACCGGCATTATGGCAAAGCGACTCCGTGATGGTCAATGGGTACAGGCTGAAGGTGTTGTCTATCCCGAATTTGATGACGACAATATTGTAGATACTGAGCCGGATCCGGAATTGCCGATTGAATTGGGCATTGATGATGGTTATACCAATCCCCGGGCGATCTTGTTCATTCAGCAGACAGATACCGAAATCCTGATATTCGATGAGATTTATCATTCAAAGCATCTTCCCGAGGTTTGCATTCAGGAAACGCTTGATAAATGCGAGACTGAAGAATGGCCCAAGCCCCAGATCGCCATTGCACCATCGGAAGCTGTGGAATTACGCAAGCGGCTGAGGATTGCTGATATACCAGTGAGAAAAGGGACACATAAGGTTATTGAGGGAATCAAGGTCGTGCGATCTCTGATCCTGGATGGTAATGGCTATCGCACGATCAAAGTACATCGGAGGTGCAAGAATCTGATCAATGAAATTATGAGCGGTTATACCTATCCCGAGGCTGGGAGTCGCAGTGACGACGAAACGCCATTGAAAGAGAATGATCATGCTTGTGATGCTCTGAGGTATTGGTGCTGGGTAAGAGCAAGAACACATTAGGAGGTAATTTTTAATGTTCAAAGAAGGTACAAAGATTCGAGGATTTTTCAGGTTACAACTCACCGAAGGAGATGAAGTTGTAGGTGATAGCGGCTGGCGAGAGAATACGGTCACTAATGAAGGCTTCCGTGATTACCTTGCAAGGTTGATTTCTGCTCAGGCAAGCTCTAAACAGATCAGCCATGCAGCGCTTGGAACTGGCGCTGCTCCAGCCACGGGCGATACTACGCTTTCAGGCGAAGTTACGCATGCATCCAATTCACGTGATTCTGTGACTGCTGCAACCAGCTCGGATAGTAAAGCCGTACGATTTACTGGAACGTTCGCCAGCGCGGACAGCCATAATACAACTACAGTGAACATTTCCAACATTGGCCTGTTTCAGCAATCGAACACGAACACGGGAACGATCTTCGCAGGTGCGGCTTATTCGAGTTCATCCTGGGCAACGAATCAGAGCGTTAATTACACTTACGATATTTCGTTTTCGTAATGACAGTTTTCATCACGGGTCCTGGGCGCAGTGGAACTTCGTTCCTTGTGCAGCTTTTGACACGCCTTGATTTCGATACAGGGTATGAAGCCTATATCTATGAGGGTTATCATCCCGAAGTTCGTGCAGGATGCGAAGCGCCAGGACCATCGGCTGAAATCCTGGAGATTGGCGATAAGGTTCAAATCCAACGGGAATTTGAGAGATCGCCAAGGATCTTGAAGGGGCCAATATGGGCATATCTGCTCAAGTTTTTCTATATCAATCAACTGACAGAAATCGAGCGAGTAATTATGCCCATGCGGGACCTAACCGAATCGGCATACTCGAGGTTGGATGCTGGGTTGGACTTCCTGATGGATAAGGAATTTGTCAAGGTCCCTGGGATTCCCTTACAAGAGGTCCAGGAAAACATTTTGGCGATGTTGGTTGGTAAGGTGATGGAGGCTTGTTATCTCTATGACATACCACTGACTATGATGAGATTTCCAGAGTCGGTGACAGATGAGGAATATTGCTATAGAAAGGTGACAGAACTTGAGCCAATCAATAGACAACGTTTTGGAAAAGTATTCCGAGAACTTGCAAACCCGTCACAAATCAAATGGAGTGGAAGAGCTTCTAAAGAGCAAGTCCGGTATCCAGCTTGACCTTGGCGGTGGGGCGCATCCCCAGCGGGGATTTGTGAATATTGATGTTAGGGATCTGCCAGAGGTCGATATAGTTCACGATTTAGAGATAATCCCCTGGCCTTTGCCCGATGAATGTGCAACCAGGGTCATGGCATCTCACCTGGTTGAACATATCAGCCCCGCTGGGGGTGTTTTTATGCGGTTTATGGATGAGGTCTGGCGAGTATGTAAGCCAGGGGCAGAATTCATGATCTCAATGCCCTATGGTTTGTCCCCTGGTTTCATTCAGGATCCAACGCATTGTAACCCCTGCAATGAAGCAACCTGGGCATATTTTGACCCCATGCATCAATCCAAACTCTGGGGAATCTATAAGCCAAAGCCCTGGTATTACCGTTATATTTCATTCGATCCAATGTGGAACATGGAGGTATTGCTTTTGAAACATTCTGAAAATTCCGATGAATGGCCGAAAGAGAGGGAATCATGGGGACCAATGACGTTCGAGTAAAGACAGAAATCAAAATGTCGGGCGCAGATCCCTATGGTGGTCGCTTGGCTATCGGTACTCCCACGCTCGGAACGATCAGAATGGAGTGGCATCAGGCCCGTATTGGACAAATCATCCCTGTCAATTGGTCGATGGTCACTGTCATGGAATGGCTGGGCGGTTATGTGCCGATGGGCTATCTTGTGGCCGACGCCCAAAATCTCATTGTGAAGCATGCGGTAGATGGTGACTTTGAATGGTTGCTTCTCTATGAGGATGACGTTCTACCCCCAATGGATGCTTTTATTCGGTTGAATGAATACATGACAAAGGGCGATATTCCAGTGGTCAGTGGGCTTTATTATGTGAAGTCCAGACCGTCAGAGCCGCTTGTTTTCCGAGGGCGCGGTACAGGGTCCTATCGAAAGTTTGAGTTGGGCGATCTCGTTTGGGGCGATGGTGTTCCTACAGGCTTTTTGCTTATTCATATGTCGATTATTCGTGAGATGTGGGAGGATTGTGAGCCTTACAGAGTCAAGGGCGTTGATACTCGCAGGATGTTCATTTATCCAAGGGATATGTGGCAGGATCCAGAGTCAGGATATTTTCGCACTGTTATGGGGACATCGGATTTGGACTGGTGTACGCGAGTGATGGAAGGTGGCTACTTCAAAAAGGCCGGATGGCCTAATTTCCAGCGCAGGAAGTATCCCTTTCTGGTGGATACGAATATTTTTTGTAGGCATATTAGCCCGAGCGGAGAGATATTCCCATGAATGAAATTGATGAGCTGATTGAGCAGATATTAGAGATCAAGGGCGTTGATGATGTCCTGAAATTATCAGATGATGGTGGAATGAAGCTGCTGGATGGTAGAACGCTTGTTCCTCTGAATGTGTATCTGAGAATAGATCAAGGGGAAACATTAGGAATAAAGACCGGTGAGGTAATCAAGGCGGGGGATCATTTTGGAGGCAAAAGGTAAAGGAGTTGGATATGCCCGTAATGTCAGACGGTGACAGAATTATCGCATGGAAAAGGTGGATGCGAGAAAACAAGGAAAGCTGCCCATTTACGAAAGTTGAATTGAAAGCGGCAATAGATTATACAGATGGTTGGATTGACGCCAATCAGCCCGACTATGTTTCTGGACTTCCCGTTGCTTTTGGCGGAACTAACTCGACAACAGAGCAGAAGGTAAGACTTTTCCTGTATGTTTTGAAACGTCGATTTGAGGTAGGTGCATAATGGCTAATACGAGATTTGTTTTTACCCCTGAGAGTGCGGCTCCGCTTGGGACTGCTTATCCAGAATTGAAAAAAGATGACCAAGACAGATTTATACTGGCTTATGACGCATCAACGGTTGAAGCAGCCTGTTGGGTCTTTCGCGCTCCACAGGGCTTGACCGGAACAATGCAAGTTGTTATTGATTATGCGATGGAAACGGCAACGAGTGGAAAGATTGATTTCGAGGCAAGTATTGAAGCCTTTGCAGATGGCGAAGATTTGTCCTCTGCCAGTTTTGATACTGCTAATGCTGCCAATGAGACAGTTCCGGGTACAGTGAAGTACAGGAATCAACTTACGATCACGCTTACAAATAATGACAGCATGGCGGCGGGTGAATTATGCCGATTGAAGATAGAGCGTGATGCTGACGATGGAACCGATGACACGGCGGCGGGTGATTGTTGGGTTTATGTAGTAGAGTTCCAAGACAACGTGTAGGGATTTAGATGTCAATTCAATTTCCTGCAACTTCTGGCAATTATCTAAATAGTGGGTCTAGCCCTTTCTCATTAGATGTTTCGGACGGTTTAACATGGATGGCGTGGTGCAGGTGGGACGACTTACCTACGGGATATGAGATTCTTTTTCATTATCTTCCTAATACTGGTAATAAGTTGGCATTTGAAATACAGGGCAGCGTCAGCGACCAACTTTATGTGTATTGCGATAATGCTGCATGGGCTGTCGGGGGCGACAGTATCACGGCTGAAGATTGGCTTCATCTAGCTTTTACGATTGATAGTTCAAATGTGATGCGAGGTTATCTCAACGGAGTGGAACAGGTTTCAAAGGATTGTGATGATGCCGGAG